TACGGAGAATCCTCATAATTTCGTATTTCAATTGAAAGGAGAGGAAAAACAGGAAAAAACGTCTGCCGTAAAACCGGCGATAGAAGCTGCTACTTTGACTACTTCGCAAAAAAAAAAGAACAAAAAGAAGAATAAAAAGGCGGCATCCGCGGCATTAGGATCGACGGAAGGAACGGAAGAAACGGAAGAAAATGAAATGTCTTTGGAAAATTAAAAAAATTAAAAAATAAAAAAGCCATAATATATATATAATGGCTTTTTTGAAATCATTACTGAAACAATTTGGGTTGCAAACTAAAAAACAACGTAAAAAACATAGGCAAATATCTATGAAAGCAATGCGAAATAAACATAGTAAGACATTGAAAAAATACAAAAACAGAAAATCTCCTCCGTATCCAGCAGATCTAAATTGTAATAAAAAAATGCTTGGTAATGATGGAAATATGTACAAATCTACACCAAATAAAAATGATATATGTACATGGAAAAAATATAAGGTCGTCTAATAATGTTTCTGCAAAATACATTTGTACTATTATACTATACTATACTCCCATATAAATGCAACCAATTTCGATCATTGGTTCCGGAAATATCCAAAATACAAAACTAACTCGAACATCTTCTTTCGGAAACCGTTCTTTTTCGGAGTTGAATCGAGAAATTACGAATATACAAGGCGCAACTACGTATTCTACGCGGATATGTAAAAATATAAAGTCAAAATGTTTGTATATAGTTGGTTTATCGAGTATATTTTTAATCGGTGTATTTATTATACCAATAACTTCTATTATGAAACAAATACCACAATTTCCAACGATGCCGCAAATGCCTCTATTACCGCAATTACCGCAAATTCCACTATTACCGCAAATGCCTCAAGATCCAGCGATACCGCAGATGCCACTATTACCGCAGATGCCTATATATTCAACCGATTCGAATAAACCAACATTGATAACAATAATTATATCATCAAATCCTTTTTTATCTGGTACATTACAACCAAAACCACAACCATAAATATTTATTATATTATTCTGTATGTATATTGTATATTGTATATTGTATATTACATTACAATAACCAAGACAATGAATCTATTAAAATTTATAAATGTCCCTGTCTTTTTGATAAGTCTCGCCATAGGACTTTTTGTTGTTTATATATCATTAAGTGATTCACGAAAGATATATATATATCCGACGCCTGAAAATATAGATTTAATTCAATATAGAGATAAAACAAATACGTGTTTTGGTTTCAAGCAAACGGAAGTAGCGTGCCCTAAAAATAGTAGTGAAATATCAAAAATTCCTTCACAAGCTTGAAGGAGTTTGGAGCGAGCCAGAGACGTTGCGAAGCAATGCCGTAAACGAAGTTGAAGGAGTTTGATAATAGACAATATATTTTGTGAAAATATATTGTCAGTGCCTAGTATATACTCATTTCGTATTATTTTAATACAATAATAATCTAATAACAACAACCAAATAATTCGAATAAATGAATTTTAGAAGATTATTAAATACATATCTTGGTCAAATATTTATTTCGATTCTACTAGGTCTAGGTTTAGCAACTATGTTTCGAAAAGCGTGTACCGATAAAAATTGCATTTCATTTAATGGGGCAGTTATCGGAGATATTGACGGAAAAGTATATCAATATGGAGAAAAATGTTATAAATACGTATCTAATGCAACAAAATGTGATAGTACCAAAAAAGTGGTTGATATTTCATCACCGGCAGTTGGATCGGATATTATTCCACCCAAAGGTATATTCGGATAAAAAATCCATCGATTCGTTAAACTATACAATGTTTAGATAATTACTTATTGTATAGTTTGTTTTATGTCATCTGATCAATATTCTTCCACCACCCGAATTTCGGATTTGCCCGAAAATATAACGATGCAAATGCCGGTGCAAAATCAAATGATGATGGGTAATAATGGAGGCGGAGGTGGAGGCGGAGGCGGTGGCGATGATGGATTATCTGGACCTGGGCAAAACACATATATGCCATTAAATATTCATCCCAATCCATATGGTGTAAATAAATCGCAACCTGCTATGTCATTGCCACAGAGTCAACCACCCACGAATCGAGGAAGTGATCAAATGATGAATATGCAACATCAGCAGCAGCAACAACAACGCCTTCCGTCGCGCGATATTCCGATGAATTCACTTGAATTCCAACAAGACGAAGAAATACAACCCAATTACATACCAAAAGCCAAATTATCGTCGGATTATATTCGCGAATATGAAGAATCGAGCGAGGCGACAATGAAACAACACGAAAAAACGAAATATCGCGAGAAAATGGCGAAAGATTTGTTTAGCGAAATGCAAACCCCGATTTTAATCGCAATATTATATTTTATTTTTCAAATGCCGGTGGTAAATACCCTTTTGTATAAATATTTTGCATTTTTATCCATATACCATACGGATGGAAATTTCAATTTTTATGGATTAATAATGAAAAGCGCGTTATTTGGTGGATTGTATTACGGATTGCAATCATTTACTGAATACATGACGTAAATACAAAAAATCGAATAAATTCAACGAATCATTACGTTGAATTTATCATAAAAATAATCTTGTAAAAAAACCTCTTTTCTTAACGGTTTTGTTGTGTTTTTTCTTTGGTTGTGAAATATTTATTTCGGTTTCGTCATGGGAAGGAACGGAAGGAACGGAAGGATCTTGGAAGCTTGATAATTCTTTATCTTTTTTATCTTTTTTATCTTTGTGTTTCATTGTTTTTTTTGATCCATCGGGTTTTGTTAATCCAGGAATATATTTTAAGAACCATTCGTCGTATTCGCGTTGCCCGCGTTTTGATTTTAATTCTTTAAATTTTGCTGCTTTTCGTCCACGAATACTTTGCATTGTTTCTTGTGCCCCATAACAGTTAATGCTGAACCGTTTCAGTAAACCTTTCTGCGCCAAACGATTCTTCTGCTCTACTTCAAACAAAAACGTCGACATGCATAAAATGCGATCTTTATAATAATAAGGAGCATCTGCATAATAAAACGCCAAATAAAAACTCAACATCGTATCAATCGTCGCAACATTTATTTCTTTATTATCAATGCGAATAGTATTGTAATTATGGCACGCTATCGGTTTATAAATAAAGGCGATGGTTTCTTTTCCAACGCGAATTTCTATATGTTCAGGAATAATTTCACCAATCGCGTCGTGTACAATTTCCTTGACATTTTTAAACCCGGCACTATGAAGACGTTCTTTTATAATAGTTGCACAATTAGTGGGGTCTTCCGATAAAACATCAAAATCTGGCATTTTTTCAACCAAATGTTTTTGTTCATTGGGCATATATCGAGAATATAAACTGCTAGCATACCCTCCAAAAAATATTACACCCAGCTCAATAAACGCATCGCGCACTGTAAAATATATTTTTTCAGAATCTTCTAAATCATTTTCCATTTTCCGTTGAAAATCGATGGTATTGCAATCAAACGCGGTTTTCAATGGAAAATACTTATTCAAAAGTGTTAATCGTTTCAATACCTTTTCCCATCTGGATACATCTCCGGCAGGACGCGATAATTCTAAATACATACTCATTCGCAAATAATTTGGAGGCGCATATTTGATACCGGCTACCACAATCGCATCCTTGGAAAGGGATTGGAATAATTCTTTAGGTAAATAGGTTACATCTGCCATTGGAATATAATTAACAAATACCTTATATGTACCTGGATGCATTCCAGATTTCGCTTCTACTTCTTCATACCCTTCTTTGAAGTACATATCGGCCAACGCTTTAGAATCATCGAGTGCATTGGCCGAAAAAAAATCGTAATCGGGTATTTCAAGAGATCGGTCGTAAAATTGCGCAAATTTGGGTAAAATATTATTAATCGCCGTTCCGCCATAACAAACGAGTTTTTTATTGATTAAAAAACGTTCTAATATAGATACCATTTTACGTATATCATCACTGTCTGCCATTTTTGCCCCTTGTACTTTTTCCGTTTCATCAACCGCATTTCGTAAAATGGCCAATTCGCAATCAGAAAAGGTTATTCCTTTTTTACATAAATCCGAGTTGTAAACTTTTGGGGTTTTTTCATTTTTTTCGTTTTTACCGTTTTTTTCATTTTTACTGATTTTGTTTTTTTCAAACTCCGGTACTTTAGTTATAGACTTCATTCCCGCGGGAAGCTCGTGTAAGCTTCTACCTGAGGATCTCCTGCTCGCTACATCTTCATTTTCCTCATTTTTATATTTATTTTTTTTATAATTTTCTTTTTTTTGATATTTCATCGTTTATTACTAATTGTATTTATAATATAACATATTATAATATTATAAATTGAATTCCTCTAATTTCAAACTCATTATAATGCTACGGAATATATCAGATCGTATGAGTTTGTATATAAGTAATTGCGTTCGATAATGGAATAAACGCTGATTTATATTGCCTAAATAATTCTTCGTATACTGTTAAATTTCGATCTTTAATATAAAAAGGCTGAGCAATGATCTGAGCACCATAATTTTGTATTAAATTGAAAGAATCTGAGTTTCGCATATTACCGAATAGACTCGTATCAGGAAGAACGATTCGTACAACGAATGGTCGCGGATTCGGTGGATTCATAGATAAATTGGTCAATTGATTTTCTTTATAAAGTGGTAGTTTGTCGCTACCGCTTTCTATATTTGCATATGTTTTAAGATCATAGCATCCTGATGTTCCACTAGTGCATCGAGGATAATTATTGTATCCAGGCGATGCAGTTTTGTCAATAATCAAAACCACTTTTCCCAATAAATCACGAATATTCGTTTCTGGTGTAATATTTTTCTTATATAAACGACCTTTTAATATCGAATCCACTGACATTGCTATGCTTTGAAATGCTTCCGGTAAATTCGATTTAATGCGTAAATGTATAAAAAGAGGGTCGCGCGGGTTTGGAGTGGGTGCAGCAAAACCACTCGATATGATTGTAGTAAAAACAGCATTTAATGAAAGCGCCGGATCATAAGACGTAAAACTTGAATTTGCTGGATCATACGTACTATTGGAATAAGCTACAATGGGTATACCATCTTTCATAAATACTTCAAAATCTAAAAAACGACATCCTCGCGATAAAACATATTTGATCGTATCGTGGCTCATATATCCTCCAGAATAAGCGCTATTGAAAGACGATTTGATGCAAAAATCACGCAACTGGCCAATATTTTCTTTTTCTTTTTCTTCTTCTTCGTTAAATACAGCATTCATTATTCCTGGACCATTGGCAATGTCTGCAATTTTAGCTAGTTCATTTGATTGTGCAACGGATGGTTCATCTGAAAAAATATTATTAGCAGTTTCGCTACTTGTATATGATAAAACTTGTCTAGCTTTCACCATTCGGTATATAATATATGCAAAAATCAGACCGATTGAAATAATAATGAGTGAATGATAAAGAGCCATTAAATTCTTGGTTTAATTATAGTATATTTTTATTTTTTTATATAATGTTTGTAGATAAAATATAGAAATTATACAAATAGAAATATAGAAATAATCTATAGGAACAGTATATACTAAAATCATAAAATGGCAGGAGGATTACTAAATATAATATCAAACGGTAGTGCAAATGTTATATTAACCGGAAATCCGACCAAGACATTTTTTAAAGTAGCTTATTCAAAATACACGAATTTCGGTTTACAAAAATTCCGTTTGGATTACGATGGTCAGCGCGATTTACGTTTGACCGAAGAATCTAAATTTACGTTTAAAATCAAACGTTATGGTGATTTGTTGATGGATACATATGTCGTAATGACGTTGCCAGATATATGGAGTCCAATATATCACCCATGTTCGGAAACAAATAATCGTTGGTCGCCATATGAAGCGAAATGGATTCAACATTTAGGGTCGCAATTGGTTAAAGAGGTTGAAATACAGTGCGGTGCATACACTTTGCAAAAGTATTCTGGACCCTATTTGAAAGCAATGGTCGACCGCGATTTTAGTGCCGAAAAGAAGGATTTGTTTGATCGTATGACCGGACATATTCCCGAACTTAATAATCCGGCGGATGTGCCCGATCGAACAAATGGATTTCCTCATCCAAGCCATAAATACCCATCGTCTTATTATACGAAAACAACTGTCGGCGCAGAACCGTCCATTCGAGGCCGCAATGTGTATATACCAATTAATACGTGGTTTACGTTGGACTCGCGATGTGCATTTCCGCTAGTTTCGCTGCAATATAATGAATTGACTATAACAGTTACGCTGCGATCTATCCAAGATTTGCTTCAAGTGCGGGATGTATTTGATATGTCAAACAATTGCCCGTATGTACAGCCCGATTTTAACCAAGAACGTTTCCAAATGTACCGATTTCTACAAACGCCCCCTGCTATACATATTACGGCGGATCAATATGCGAACAAAACATTGACGTGGAATGCTGATATACATTTATTAGCTACGTATTGTTTTTTATCCAACGAGGAATCGAAATTATTTGCAGCGCAAGACCAAGTCTATTTAGTCAAAGATGTGTTTGAGTATAAATTCCAGAATTGCACAGGGTCGACAAAAGTGAAATTGAAATCATCAAATGGAATGGTCGCAAATTGGATGTATTATCTGCAACGTAGCGATGTAAGTTTACGTAATGAATGGAGTAATTATACAAACTGGCCATATAACACTATACCGGCGAATATGTATCCGGCGCCATTATTTGTAAATGGGCAAGATACCTATGATGCATCGGGCTTAATATACGGTCCTTTTCGAGAACCGAATGGCAAATATACCGGCATATTTATTTCGGGGGATTTCAATCCTCATAATCGCAAGGAGATTTTAGAAACAATGGGTGTTGTTTTTGAGGGTGATTATCGCGAAAATGTAATGCCGCGAGGTGTATTTGATTATATTGAAAAATATACGCGAACACAGGGGTCTGCAAAAGATGGGTTATATTGTTATAATTTTTGTTTGAACACAAGCCCTTTTGAATATCAACCATCGGGGGCGATTAATTTGAGCCGATTTAAAAATATTGAGTTGGAATTGACTACGTATATACCGCCGATTAATAATTCGGAAGGTAAATTCAATATAGTGTGCGATCAAACAGGACAGCCGGTTAGTGTTAGTAGTACGCCGGGATGGGCTATTTATAAATATAATTACGATATTACGATTTTTGAAGAGCGATATAATGTTTTGTCATTTATTGGTGGAAATTGTGGTATGTTGTACGCACGATAAAATGGGACATTTTTTATCGCGAGTTATAATATATTTGTATAATAATGGTAAATAATAATAATAGTAATCAAAATCAAAATCAAAATCAAAATGAACCCAATAATAAATCATCTTGGAATTTCAATATAGAAACGAAAAATAATGTGATAGAAAATTTTGATACAACCCCTCAGCCGCTCAAAGAAAAATTAAAAAAAATATTAAATAAAAAACGCCGTAAAATGGAAAACCCAAAAAAAATACCCGAACTGGAAAATATATTTGATATGCATCCATCACCTAACGAAACAAATTTTGAACCATTTTCAGTCAGTGGAATTGAAGGATTACAAAATAACGATGAAGAGGAAAAACAAGATGGGTTTTATGATCCAAGTGCGAATACAGATTCAACGTTAACTTTATTTGGATTAGATGACAATTCAAAAAAAGATACACCAAAATTTACAGATACATTGAAAGAAAAATCAAAAGAAGTCGGTGATCTGATTAAAAGGGGTACTGTTAAATTGAAAGAATATATTACATATACGTACAATATCACAATTGGTAATATATTAAAAACAGATACAAATATGCGATGGTTCGTACAAGAAACATCGAATGCGCTTACAAACAAAAAAGCGACATATTACGAAAAAGTTGTATTTTATGGACAAATTAAAATATTTTTAATCGTATTGTTATCGTGGGTTATTGTGTACAATTGGTATTATGTCATATTTTTTTTACAATGGAAAGATAAATTGGTGGAAAAATATAGATTTGAGTCTACAAAACTTGAGTTCTCTGATCAAAATATAATAAATGATTATGGTACAGCAGCTTATGCATTGGTAGGGCCAAGTGTACAAGTAGTATACGTAATAAACAAATTCATTTGTAAAACGATCCCTAACAAAATAGATGAATTATTTCCTGCTGATTTTAGTTTTAAAAATATTATTATTTTTGTTGTATTGGCTTTCATTGTATTATCCTTTATACAATATGGTATTTTTTCGGATTGGTTGAGTAATTTTTTCACTTCGATAAAAGGTATTATGCCGATTGGTGTTATACCCACTGTATCATTAATAATTGTTGCAGTATATGCAGCGCAATTCTTTTTCTCATTGTCGATTGTGAGCCAGCTGTTGCAAAGTGGTTGGGTAGGGTTTTTCGTTTTTTTAGTAATGTTGTTAATTTATGTACTGTATACTATATCTGTATTAATTCCTTTAGCTGTAGTGTTGCTTTTTACTTATTTGGTTGCATATTCATTTTTTGCCATTTTAATATACAAAGGGTTGGATGTTAAAAATACGTTTGTTGATGTATCAGACTATATTGCTAGTTTTAAACCCGAAACAAAGTCTAGTTGTAGCGTAGATGAGACTTCAATATATGATATAATAAAAGAATATTCAATCAAGGGGGTACGTTATATATATATTTATTTATTTGAAATTTTTTTAATATATTCATTGGCATCCGGCATTTATTTGTATGTCGATAATTATATTACTAAAAAGGCAACTACAGAGTTATTTACATGTTTAATTATTTTTAATGTATTGATAATACTTATTATATTAATCGGAATGGGATATAAATTTAATAAATTGAATGCGGCTGCGAATATACCGGGAGGAGGAGCAGGAAGAGGAGGTATAACAGTACCAAAGGTTTTGGTACCGATTGTTGCAGCTACCGCTCCCAGTGCTGCCGTTAAGCCGATTGCTCCTGCTAATTCTATTGCAGCTGCTGCTACCGCTCCCAGTGCTGCCGTTAATCCGATTGCTCCTGCTGCCGTTAATCCGATTGCTCCTGCTGCCGCTGCTGCCGATATCGTTAATCCGATTGCTCCTGCTACCGCTGCTACCGCTGCTGCCGATATCGCTAATTCTATTCCTGCTGCTGCTGCTCCTGTTGCTGCTACTACTATTCCTGCTGCTGCTGCTCCTGTTGCTGCTACTACTATTCCTGCTGCTGCTGCTCCTGTTGCTGCTACTACTATTCCTGCTGCTGCTGCTCCTATTTCTGCCGCAATTTCTGCCGCAACCAATATCGCCG